ACCGTCTTCGGTCCATTCGTAAATACCCCAGTTAGTAGCACTAGCACTTACATCTAGCCAATAAGTACCATCTGTTGGTGTACCTGTTGGGCGGATGCTTGATCCTGTTAATTGTGCTAGATCAACGTCTGCACGTTGTACATAAATTTGATTGCTGACGCCAAGTGCGCTGTAAGCTGCTAATAGGCCGTATTCATTGCGCTCATCACCATGTAGAGGGTTATCAGCTGAATCAACATTGAATTCAATATTACCGTATTTTGCTACTAGATCTCTTTGGCTAGTAATGTTAAATAATTTGTTAGCATTAGCTGCTGTTGTGTAAGTAGCTAGTGTACCGCTTGGTGTTAATTTGTCTTGGGCTGTAGCAAGTAGAACGTAGGCAATTGATCCTGCCGCGGTTGGGGTATATTGACTTTCGTCTGTTACCGTTACTTGTACTCCAGGTGATATAAGTGCCATAGTATTTGTTCCTCTAAATAGGTTACTTTAAACTATTTATAATTATTTGATAGAATTAGTGGTATTAGGTACCCTTTGAAAGGTTCGCTTGTTGCAGTAAGCTAAATACTGGTATGGAATACCGTAAAATATGTGAAATCTGTGGTAAAAAGCCGGTTGCAGTCAACTATAAGATGCATGGTCGTACTTACTATAGAACTCGCTGTGATACTTGTATTCGCAAAAAGAAAAATAAGCCTGCGGCTAAACCTCGTTGGTTTTTAGAAGGCTATAAAAAGAAACAGCACTGCGAAAAGTGTGGCTTTAAAGCAAAGTATAAGGAGCAGTTATTTGTCTACTATGTTGACGGTAATTTTAATAATAACAACGCTCTTAACTTAAAAACAATCTGTGCTAACTGTCAATATGAAATTGCCCGAGAGGGTTTAGGATGGCGTCAAGGCGATCTTGTACCTGATTATTGATTATACTAGATTCAATCTGTTGATACAGTTCTTCGATAGTCCCATCGTTGTTTAACACTACATCAAACTTCTGCCCTACCCAAGCAGTTTCGCTGGCGTGAACTTTAAGTTTTTCTATTTTTTGTTTGCTTAGTGCCCAGTTCATATTACGTGCAGGACCTCGATTCATACTCACCGCCTCATCAAACCATCTAGGTTCAGGGCCTCGTTTAATACGCATCACACGTCCCCCAGCGGCGCGGATAGCTTTAATTTCATTAGGAAAGCGACAGTCCGTGATAACGATATCATTTTTGGTATTAAGTAATCGGTGTTCTAAGCTGGCTACCCACATGTCATCATGGAATCCTTTGCGGATTACTTCTGTTCCCCAATACTGTAGAACATATCTAGGAGTAATGTCTTTCTTTAAGCGTTTAGTCCACCATTCATCACGAGTCTCGCGCCATTCACGACTTTCCTGAGTTCTACCTTCTAGTAGTTCTCTATCCCATCCAAATACCTGGCTTACAGCATCTTTTAGACTATTAGCAAAGCTCTCACGTTTAAATCTATGGAAGTTAACCAGATAGTCTGCGACCGTATCTTTACCTGAGCCGATAAAGCCCACGATACCGATGATAGAACTCATTGAAATCCCCTTAATTGATACTACTATTTTACGAAATTATTGACTGAGAGTCAATAGATTTTTAGCCGGTTATCCACCACATTGGTTGACCACCATCTACATAGTTCTTGATGTCTTCATCAAGTTTATCTAATAGTGCTTGTCCTTCTGCTTTTAATGCTGTGCCATTTAATGTAGTACCACCCTGTGGACCTGCGATCGTAGCAAATTTTTCACGTGCTTGCCCGATGCTGATCGAAGTTAGTGCATACGCATAGTCTTGGATCCAGGGGAATGACTGCGGATCGTTTAATATGACGATATCTGGTCTATAGTTATAGGTCCATAGTAGTACACTTTCTTTTACTATGTCACTACCTTGGATACCACCATATGGAATCTTACGAGTAAGTGTTAGTTTCTTCGTAACTTTATTCCATGTAAAGTTCATGAATCCACCAAACATTTTCATAGCCATTTCTTGGTATTGTGTGAATAATTCATAGCTTGCTAGGCCACCAACACGCCCGGCTACTAACATATAGGTGTTTAAATATCCACTTGCAAATGGCTCAAATTGACTAGCTGTTGTTCCTGTGACACTACCAATACCACGACGGTATATCTGTTTAACATCGATGATATAGTTAGGCAGAATATATTCTTGTGTTTCTGGATATACGTCTAAGAACACATAGCTTTCTTCTACTGAATTACTACTACGTTGACGATAGCGTATTAATGCTTGTTTAATACCCATGTCAAAGTGTTCTTTATCAGCTTCAACATCAATCATGCCATAGCCTAAACGTAGGCGGATATAGTCAACGATATCGTTTTGTTGTTTAGCTAGTGAAGCTAGTTGATCTGTTATGTTGGAATCAAAGGCAATATGACCGGCACCAGTGCCGGTGACATTACTATATAGACTTTTGGTCTGTACACTTAGTGTAGTTGTTAAACCTGTAGTTGCTGTAACATTTGCTGGTAGTTCGGCCATGTAAATTATCCTGTTATCTTGTATTTATTACCGACAACAGGATAAGTTTGGCTTTACGCTACCTTGAGGGGATTAGATTACTTTAAGTAGGATAGTATCAGCGTTGATACGTCCGTTGAGTTTAATTTCTGTAGTCTTGATGTTTTCTAAAAACTTACGTAGTTCTACTTTATTACTGGCTAGGAATGCTTTAACCTGTTCTTCTGGTTTACGCAGGGTTTTTTGTGTGCTCTTGCTTTCGTTAAAGCCCGTGATAGTTGTGCCTTTAACACCAAGCACTCCACCTTGGTCTTCTGCTACATAACGACCTAGTTTACGATTTTTAACGTTATAGACCCATAATTGTTCTGCACCAATGATGTCTACCGGATTGATTGATACCAGTTTCATTCCAGCATCTTGTTTGAGATATTTTAAGCCACGGACTAGTTTTTCTTTAGCTGGTGGTTTACGTACTGCGGCACGTTTAGTAGCTTTCTTAGTTTGATTGTAGGCAGTCAGATCGGCAAATAGTTTGTCATAGAAAGCGTCATAGCGTTTGTAGTCTGCGGCTTTCATATAGCTGTAAGCATCTTTAAGATCTTCATCTTTGGTTGTGCGTGCTTCACGTACTTCTGCACAGCGTGGCTCAAATACTGCTGATATCTTGCCTATTAATACCTGTGGCACGTTATTTTTTGTTAGATATTCGTAGGCTTTAGGATCTATAGTCTCGCCTGTGTATAAGGCATCTTCAAGCATTTCAAAATAAAGGATATGCTTCTTAGCTACTTCGTTCATACGATCTTGTATCGTTGGAATATAGACTTCTAGTTTCTTTACTTCTGGCTTAGCTTCAAAATCTTCATCGTTGTCTGCTTTTAGAGTCAATACACGTTTAACAGCGTCAAGGATATATTCTACATGACTATCACGCAAGGGCATACCACGCTCATGTGCTTTGATTAAAGCACACACTGTAAATGGAGTTAGACAATCGGCTGAACGTTGATAACGATCAATAGTAGTTTTATCTAACTTATGTAAACCTTCTCTACCTTCATGTTGGCGTAACCATGCTACAACATACTTTTTAAGATCCTTGGTGCTGTAGTAGTAATTGTAATAGCGTAGGCTTTGGCGGAGATGATGATCAAATTCCTCATTTGAAAAAGTTAAGGCACGATCATAATCCCAAATTGGTTCTGAGCCTGTATATTTCTCATCTGCAAAATTATTATCTTTGGTTTTAACCTTTTTCTTCATTCCATCAATCTTAATTGCCATAGTATCCTCTCTTGTATTCTACATTATATGATAGATATTTAACTAAATCAACCATTTAATAGCACACCAAATGTAAGCATTTGCTCATACATATTAATTTCTTCATTGATTTTTGTCAATAGCTCTTGGTGTTTGCGGGTTTGACGACCTTGTCTACGGCAGTTAATTTCTTCTTCGCTTAAATTCTTAACCAATCTACCAATATTGGTACTTATCTGCAACATATCATTACTGTATCTCTTGAGTTTTTTAGCTGGTCGTTCTAAGTCAATTTGTATTTGTGCCCATTCTAAGCTGTGATTAATTTCAGTCATAATACAGTATAACATCATTTGGGCTAGCTGTCAATCGCGATAAATACTAGATAATTAGGATTAGATAATGCCAAGATTGTCGCTTTATAGACCAAATAAGGGTAACGACTACAAGTTCTTTGACCAACGTATGAGCGAGATGTTCACTGTTGGCGGAGTTGATGTAAACGTTCACAAGTACCTTGGCCCAATAGATCAACCATTTACCAGCAACACCGAACCAGGCACCACTGGTGTTACTAGTATCCAAGATCTTCTATTTTTAGAAAATCGTGATCGCAAGTATGATACCAGTATCTATACCATGCGTACTATCTATCGTATGAATGACAACGATTTTGACCTACAACAGTTTGGGTTATTCTTGACTGGTGATACCATGTTTGCTGTGTTCCATTTAAATGACATGGTTGATACGATTGGTCGTAAGTTGATGGTAGGCGATGTCATGGAACTGCCAAACTTAAAAGACTATTATCCATTGGATGACACCGTACCGGCCGCACTAAAACGTTATTATGTGATCAATGATGCTACCCGTGCCGCAGAAGGATTCGCTCCAACTTGGTATCCACATCTATGGCGTGTGAAACTACAACCATTAGTAGACAGCCAAGAATACAAAGATATCATTAATAATATCACAGCCGGTGATAATACTACCAGCACATTAAGTGATGTCCTAAGTACCTATAACAAATATATTGACATCAATGATGCTATCGTTGCTCGTGCCGAAAGTGATGTTCCTAAGAGTGGTTATGATATTACCAATTTATATACTGCTCCTGTTACCCAAGAAGGACAGCCAGGGGATCCATTGGGTGTAACAGCTAGCTCAAATGCCAATGTTTCTAGCAATACCTATTCAAGTTCTAGCACAGTAAGTCCAAGTGATAAAGTCAAAGGGTATTTGACTAGTGATGCGTTCCCTCCAAACGGTGCTACGGTGGCCGCTGGTATAGCGTTCCCAACAAGTCCAGTTACTGGTGATTACTTCCTGCGCTTAGATTATGTACCTAATAGATTATTCCGTTATGATAGTCGTCGTTGGGTTAAAATTGAAGATGGTCTACGTACTAACCTTACACCAGGACCTACTAATACCACTCAACGTAGCGGCTTTATTAATAACACAGATGCTAACTATGCTAACGCATTGGTGTGGGACGCGATACGTATTTCATCAGGAGCATACACTCCTGCAGCCAACGCACAAACTAAAACATTTACACTTGCTTCTAAACAGGTAGTTACTAAGACAACATACAAGAGCACCTATGGTGTAAAAACAAAACTAAACAGCAAGATCATTACTAATACTATCGCTAACACAGCAGGAAATATATCATTTACAGTGTCTACAGCATTAAATACCAATGACGTATTAGAATACACAATTTATGCAAATGTCACTTATCAACGTCAAAGTTTAAGTGATGCATTAAGACCTTCGGCGGATAATTAATTATGGCGGCTCTTCAACAATATTTTTATGATGCACAGAT